TTAAGAGGGGTCTCTTCAGTGCTATCGATTGCAATTGCATCAATAATTTCATCGACTGACGCATCTGGGTTATGCGCGATATAGTCCGCGACAGCAAGACGGGTGCGTTCAGTAGCCGGATCTTTACTTAAAGTGCTGATTTCTGGCTCAGCAGACGGCTTGGAAATAGGGCCTGTAGCTCCAAGTCCAGCTTTCTTGTCTCGTTGCATTTTATAAAACTTATAATGTGGTACTCCAGGATTTTCTACTTTCCACTTTTGGAATTCTGGATTAGGCTTACGAGCTTCCGGCATGAAGTTCTCGTTAATTTGATTCGCGAGTTTGTCAAATTTCATAATAAGTATGTTATTACTTATTACTTTTTGTGCAAGTTTTTATTGGATAATCCTAGTTGTTCTGAAAGAAAAGCTTGTTCATTAATGTCTTTAGTGATAAGGCTTTCGCTTTCCCCATAGAATTCACACTTCTCATTAATATACATTTTTAACATAGCTATTCTTTCTAGCGGATTACCGTAGATCGGTATAATCGGCGGGCAGTCTTCATTATCGAAGAATTTAGAGCCGCCTTTTTGCCATGCTTTGTATAGCATTTCAAATAACACACCTATTTCCCCTCTATAAACCGGATCAATATCTCTATGCTCTTTAACAGTTAAAGTTACATCATTTTCTCTAACTAAAGGAAGATAAAATAAAACAGAATAAAATTTAAGCGCATGTCTAACCGTAATTACGCATTTGTCAATAAAAGCTTCATCAATATCCGAAGTTTGTTTATCGTATAACCATAAAGAGTAAACCAAATTATCTAGAGGGGTACGGTCGAAAATCATTTTTTTAGATCCAACATTACCCATAGCTTCGTCAACAAGAAAATTAAGTATCGCTTCCTGAGACTCTTTAGTACCGTGCTTATTAATCGGTAGATTCTTTTCTTTAATTAAATCTCTATAAGTCTTAGTAGGGCGCTGCAACTGAGGCCATTGTAAAGTCATATCCTCAATAAGAGTACTCTTACCCACACATTGTGTACCAATAACCCCTATCTTTTTTAATTTTGTCATTCTAACGACTTAGGCTTTTCCGTATCATTATCAACGTAGTCTAAATGGGCATTTTCAGGTGGAAAATACCCAATACCTTTTGTAAAAAGCTCGAACTGTTCGATAAGCTCGGTAAGATTTACATCTCCGCTTAAAACTATCTCAAGCTTGCGCGGTACACTACTACAACTTTCTAAAGTAGGGGATTGCTCAACTTCGTATATAAATTTAATTACGGTTTTCATTTATATAATTTCTTCCGCTATACCAATAATTTCAGCCAAAATCAATAATAGCCCGCCAGCAACTATATTACCCCCTATAAAAGCCGCCCCTGCAATAATACGCAGTATACTTTTAATAATACTAAGCTTAAAATGCCATTCTGGATTAGGTGCTTCCATAATTTTATACCTTTAAGGCTTTGTCCCAGATTTGCAAATGCATACGATTGCTAAATTTGAAACAATACTTCTTGCATATCTCAGCTACCACCGGACCGACTTTAAGTAGTTCCTCTCGAGAGCCGCACATAGGCATAATCCAGACTAACTCGCTAGGTACCGCAACATCAGGATTGTTTACGTACTTTTCTAGTACTTCAGTAAGATCAGATTCTTGCTTAGCAACAAATTTAAAGCACGCTCTCTTATCAACAAGATTACGAAGTACATCTGGTTTAAAACGCTTTTCTTCAGGGTCTCCGTTACTAGAGAGTTTAGGGGACGTGGTATAGGATACAACGCAACCTAGTTGATGCCACATTTCATCTGGCATGATAGTACCATTAGTTTCAAAGTCAATTTTAAGTACCGGCTCTTGAGGCTCTGCAGCCATAAAGTCGAATTCGTTTTCTAAGTTAAAAAAACCCCAGCGGTCTATAATGAATCTAACAAACTCAATAAGATTCTTTTGTTGAATAAAAGGCTCTCCACCGGTAAGCTTGAGAATAGCGCCCTGCTTAAGCATCTCATGATAGTCATGCTTTTCAAAAAGCTGGGCTATTTCTTCAAAAGTCATTCTGTTCTTTTTAGACCAGCTTACATAACTATCACAACCGAAAGGAGCATCCTCACTCTTAAACCCAATACAAGTGAGGTTGCACATAGATAGTCTCATAAACACAGAAGGATAACCGATGTATCGGCCTTCCCCCTCGAGAGTATAAAAGACAAAATCGTCAGAAAGAAAAAGAGTTTTATCAGCGCTCATAGTTAAATATTAAAGTACTTTTGATAAATTGCACTGTTTTGTTCGTGCTCCCAAACTTCTACTTTTTCACACCAGCAACGATTATCAGTCATATTTCTGACATAAGAATCAGCAAGATCGCAGCAAAGCTCAGCAAACTTCTCTATGCCTACCCCGCCATGAAGCACAACTAGTTCAATCATTCCCTTACTCTCAAGTAGGTAAAAAGTTTCAAGATCAGGATCTTTACCCCATACTACGGTTTTATGATCAAATGTATTTTCAAGATCTCTCTTTAGTTCCTTTAGACCACCAAAATCAACTACCCAGTTGTTTTGATCTAGTTCATTGCATACAAACCAAAATTTAGCCTGTAGCCGATAACCGTGAATATATTTGCAATGGCTTTTCGCATGAGGTTGGCGGAATGCACATGAACCTAGAGGAATTACTTTAGTGGAATAAAATTTGCCCATACTTATAATAGTATAAAATTAATCTTTAATTTCAACTATTAAAGTAAGTTATCTATGTTTTTTTCTATCCACAATTCTAAGCTTCGCTCTTCAATATCCGCCGGGCTGCATAAAAATGCATTACTATCTTCTGGATTAAAAAAAATACTTTTTTGTAAAGACTTCTTTTCAATAAGCTCATCAAAACTTATATAAATGCGCGCTCTTTTATCTTTTATAACTGTATTGCCTGCGAGTATAACGTATACAGAAGGTATTTCTTTAAATTCGTTAATTAACGAGTTATTAGCTAAAAAATCTATAAATTCGTCTTTTTTAGAAGAATCTTTAAAATAAAAAAACAAAGGCACGTCATCACTACTATATATTTTGTTGCGGTATTTAACCTTCACTAGTAATTACTTATAAATATATAATATGAGACACGGAATTAATAAGAAAATAACTTTAAATAATGAAGTAGGGCCAATTACCGTGAATATTCCGCCTCCCATACCGGCTCAAGTTCAGACAGTAGAACCTCGAAACACTGCCCTAAGAGGTTCTTTTAAGGATTTTTATCATAGCGATATCAAATCCTTTGCTCCTACAGGAAGCTCTTTCGTAGAAAGAGCGGCTAACTATATAAAGCGTAATGAAGGAGTAAAGAATAAAATGTACCGGGATAAGGGGTTTTGGTCTATAGGTATAGGGCATTTAATAACCCCTCAAGAATATAATTTTTATAAAAATAGAATTCTAAGTGACAAAGAAATTTTAGATTTGTTTAATAAAGATTTGAACAAAAAAATACAATTAGCTAAAAGTCATTTTGGAGCAAAATTTGATTCTTTTTCAGAGAATTTAAAAATTGCGATTATTGACGGATATTTTAGAGGGGACCTTTCCGGTTCGCCTCGCGCAAGAGAGTTATTACGAAGAGGGAACTACCAAGCAGCTGCAAAAGAATATTTGAATAATAAGGAATATAAAGACGCGTTAGCCTCGGGTTCAGGAGTTGCAAAACGTATGCAACGTAATGCTGAAATAATGGCTAGAGAAAATTAATCTATTTTAGCAGGATTAAGCCTGTTAATAATACTAGCTAGTTTCTTTTCTATTTCAGAAGCATTTTCAATAGTCACTTCATCATCAGCAAACACCCCCATATCAGAATCATCCATAGACTTAGGATCGATTTCTAAGGCTCTTCTAATTAAGTCTACTAAAAACGCCCGACCTGGAGAAGATAACGGCTTAGGTTTTTGCTCTTTCTCCGGGTCAGGTATATCTGCTGGCATAGGAGCAGGAGCCGGTGCTGCGGGAGGCGCCATGGGAGGCTGGCCCTGAGGGCCACCGGTTTGATCTAACCCTGGCGGTGGAGCTGGTGGGGCAGGCTGCTCAGTGAGCAGATCGGTAAATACTCTGTTAACTATAGAATCAAATTTTTTCATTATTAAAGGGTACCACCTAAAGGTGAACTAGCACTTGATGTACTCGCGCCTTTTATTGTCGCTTGAAGAGCTTTAATTCTATCATTCATCATCTTTTGTTGAGCTGGAAAATCATTCGCAGCTTTTTGTAATGCAGCTAACTCAGCTTGAGCAGCTTTAGCTTGAGCCTCTTTAGCTTTTTTAGCAGCGGCTTGCTGCATGGCTACTACCTTAGGATCAACACCCCCTGTAGCTGCTCCTGGTTGAGGTGTTACCGGTAAAGTGCCTGGATTAGCGCCAGCTGGAGTAGATGTAGTTGGTTGCCCGCCCATATTATATTCTTCCAACATCTTAAAAAATTTACTCTTGGCTTTAACTTTTTGATAAATCTTATCCATATTTATTATACTTACTAGTTTCTAACTATTTTGTAAACTCTTAGTTGATTTTTTTGTATATGATTTTTATAATCTCTTAGGGGGAGAAAGGAGAGGCTTGTTTACATGGTAATGTAAACGTTTGTATTGTATAAGGTTCTTTTTGTAGGTAACTTTTTTAAGGCTCACTTCGTTCGCCTTATATACCATATATAATATATATCTCAAGTGGATTTTTTAATTAAATGGCTGGATTTTATACTTGTCGTGGAATGCAGCCGCCTTTTGTCTGGTGTATTTGCTATAATCAAAATTAAATCTAGTTGTCTTAACCCCTTCTATGATTTCTTTTGACTCTCCTTTATCGGAGTCAATCCAAACAAAATCTATATTGCCGTAATGTACTATAAACGGGAAATGTTTAGTAATAATGCTTAGATATGGATTCTCTTTAGCATTGTTGACATAAAAAACAATATTTCTATTATTACCGTTTTCCTTTAAAACATTAAACATGTATTTTGTATAATGATAAAGACGTAGCCGGTCTTTTTCTTTATCTTTTAATGTTTCTTCCAATATACCCCAGTCGTTTAATTGCTGGTAGTAATCTTTACTAGCGTTTTCTTCTATCCAAGTAAAATCAATTATTAGAAGATTCAGAGCTGTTCTGTAAAAACGCATCACAGTACAGTTTATAGTTATCTTGATTAAGAGCAACTATAGCTTCTTTGTTCTTTTCAAAAAAGCCTTCCATCTTAACTATAATATAACAACCCATAGCTGCACTATCCTTTTTAGTGACCCAATAATTTAAATAGCTACCTTCAACTATTAATTTATCTTTAATACTAGAAGGAAATACTACAAAACCACCTTTACGGTTAATTTTAAATAAAACAAAAGGAATTTTACCAACTACAGATGCTTGCTCAATCCATCCATCGAGTTGTTGGTTGTTAATAAGTAAACTTTCAAAATTAAAATCTTTATAAAATTTACCTTCAAGAGTTATATGAGATAAAAATCGGGGCAGGATAATGTCTCCTGAAGCTAGTAACAGCTGCTCAGGGGTTAGATTTGCAATGCGGTTAGCATTAAACCCACCTACAAACGCGCCACTATTGGGTACTCTTTGAAAATTTACCTTGTATATTGCAGTAAGATGTTTTGCAATTTCTCGCTCCCAGCTCTTACCTTTATTCTTACTTGCATTAGCCATTTCTGACTACTTATTACATCCCGGGAAAACTTCTACGTATCATCTTACCCTTTTTAAATCCCGGGGGTTTAAATTTAGACTTTTTACCTTTTTTAGCTTTCCCGCCAAATATATTACGAGCATCTTCTGGGGCATAAAAACCGCCACTCTTACCTATTTGAGTTGGATGAGCTTGACCGGAGCCAAAGGCTGTAGTCGTTGTATTACCTGCGGCACCTGCATCAGCTCCAACATCTTCTAAAATTTGTTCCATTCTTTTATTGAATTTTTTCATGTTGATTATTGTATAATATACTTTATACTTAGTAATATGGAATCATTGGTTTTAGATAATCTTTTTGATATATATCAGAAAGAAATAGCTGAGGACATTAAAGTCGATGAGTTGTCTTTGAAAGACAAAGCAATGCTAGTCCCTACCATAAAACATAAGTGGGTAGGTCGGTTAATGAACCACAAAATGCAGCTTAAAAAACTTAATGATACAAAAAAGAAAGCTGTAAAAAACATGATCAGTAAATCGCCTATACCGCTTTCAAAGACCACATTAGAACAAGCTGCATCAAATGACGAAAACATAATTAAAATACAGGAAAGTATCGATAAACTCGAAACTATTATAGAGTATTTAGAAAAAGTTGAAAAACTCACAAGTTCTTTAACTTGGGATTGTAAAAATCTTATAGATCTTCAAAAACTTGAGACAACGTAATGAGAGTAGAGTTTAATTACGATCCTAAGAGAAAAGAAGTTAAAATTGTTTCTGATTTTTTCAGTAACATTAAAGAACGTTTTTCGGTTCGTAATAAAGCCGCTCATTTCAATAAATTTGGCAGATTCATGCCGCAAAGAATATATGCAATTACCCCAGCCGGGTATTGCGGGGTCGGGTTGGTACCAGAAATAATAAAGTACCTAAAAACACTAGATATACCCTTTGACATAGTGTTTAATGGAGATCTTATAAAATTATATAACGATGTACATATAGTTGTACCTGGCCCGATTATAAAAAAATTAAACTGTAATTTTGAGCTACGAGATTATCAAACTGAAGCCATAGGTCGCGCGTTAGAACGCGGATACGGTATTATCGAGGTTGCTACCGGGGGTGGTAAAACATTTATTATTTCAAATTTAGTATATGGTGCTTTACAATATATAGATTACACTCAAAAAGTATTGATAGTTGTGCCAGATATAGGGTTAGTAGAGCAAACTTATAAAGACTTTACTTCATATAACTTTCCTATGAAGTTAGTTACTAAATGGACAGGTAGTAATGAACTAGATCCTAATTGTAGAGTTATTATTGCTAATATGGGCATACTTCAATCAGAAAAATCTGATTTATCTTGGTTTGCAGAGGTAGGTTTTTTAATTGTTGATGAATGCCATAAACTCCGCCGCGGCAATAAAATATGTAAACTTCTCGACAAGATACCTACATTAAGACGTATAGGGTTTACAGGTACTCTACCGGAAGACGATATAGATAAATGGAATATATTCAATTATATAGGGCCAGTCATTTACAAAAAGACCACAACTGAATTAAGAGAAATAGCTGGGGATAAGTATATTGCAAACGCTCAAGCTCTTTCTATAATCTTACAGTACGATAGAGTACCTGATTACACGTCAGTTTCGTCAATGCAAAAGTACCGTCTTGAGTTAGATTTTATACATAGTAATGAGTATAGAAATAAAATTATAAAGAATGTTGTTGAGAAACTAAAAAATAACTGTCTAATTCTGGTTGATCATATTGATCACGGCCAGACTTTGTACAACAATCTAGTTACTATTGAAAACAAACAAGTATACTTTATACAAGGTAGTGTAGAATTAGAAGATAGAGTAAAGATACAGCAAATGATGGAAGCACATGACAATGTAGTTTGTGTCGCGATAAGCAAAATTTTCTCTACCGGTATTTCAATTAAAAATATACACTATATCATGTTTGCAGCTGGTGGTAAGTCAAAGATTAAGACTCTTCAATCAATAGGCCGCGGACTCCGCACTCACGAAAACAAATCAATATTAACTTTAATAGATATAGTTGACGATTTAGTTTACGGAAAAGCTCATTATAATAAACGTAAAGAATTTTATGCCCTTGAAAAAATCAAAATTACCGAAAAAAACGTTACCGAAGGCAGCCCCGGCTGAAAAAGTAGCGCCACCTAAAAAAGAAAAGAAGTTAAGCGCATCTGCGCAAGCTAAAAAAATTTATTATGTAAGCCCTAAAGAGTTTACAGATGAACTTAAAATGTACTATGAGAGTAATGTTATTACCGATAAGCTTGCTTTGATGATAAAAAATATTGCTTATGGTTTAGCACATGCCCCTAATTTTATTAATTATACATTCAAAGAAGAAGCAATAGGGGATTCTTTAATAAACATGTTTAATGCCATTAAAGAGAAAAAATACAAATTTGACCGTGGCTTTAACCCGTTTTCATACTTTAATTCTATAGCGTTTAACTGCTGGAGATCTCGTATTAAGAAAGAAAAAAGAATGCGAGATACGTTAGCAGCTTATCAAGAAGAAGTTTATAGCGTGATCGGCCCGCAAGTAGGAGTTGATGACCCTATAAATCCAATACACAAAAATAATGACATTTAAAATTTATAACTCTGAAATTGGTATTTTTTCAGACCCACATTACGGAGTACATCGCAACAGTGAAACATGGCATAAGATTGCTTTAGATCACGCGAAGTGGGCTTGTGAACAATTCAAACAAAGAGGCATAAAAGATATAATAATACCCGGAGACATTTTTCATGATCGCAACGATATTGCTGTTAACACTCTTCACATTGCTACTGACATATTCGATATACTTCGCGACTTCAATATCATTATTACAGTCGGCAATCACGACGCTTATTATCGTGATAATTCTACCGTTAACTCCGTCTCCGTACTTAGAGGCTGGTCTAACATTACTGTTATTGATACTCTTCAAGTTGTTAACCTCCAAGGAAAGACGATAGCTTTTTGCCCGTGGGGTCAAGATATAAATGAAGTACCTAAGTGTGACTTAATTGTAGGACATTTTGAAATTAATAGTTTTAAAATGAATTCTTTTAAGGTCTGCACTAACGGTCTTAAATCCGCTGATCTTACCAGTAGAGCGCCGCTTACTATTTCAGGACATTTTCATCATAGAGAGGAAAGAAAATACAGCGAAGGTACTATTCTTTATGTAGGTTGCCCGTATCAGCAAGACTGGGGAGATTATAATACTACTAAAGGGCTTTATATTTTAGATTTAGATACTCTTTCGTACGAGTTTATTGAAAACAATATTTCTCCGCGTTACAATAAGATTTATTACTCTGAAATCTTTAGCGGTAAACATACCGCTACAGTTATCAAACAGTTAATTGCAGGCAATATAGTAAAATTTATTATAGATAAGCAACTAGAACCAAGCTTGGTAGATGCTATTGTACGTAAGTTAGTCTCAGTAAAGCCTGTAGAGCTGACAATAGATTATGACTATACTGAAATTAGTAAAATTAATAATGAACTTGCTAATACTAAGAATTTTAGCGTAAGTGTCGAAACTTCTATATCTGAATTTATTGATTTTTTGGACATTAAAGATAAAGATAAAGTAAAGGCGTACGTTAATGACTTGTATTTACGCGCTAATAAAATATGAGAGATATGAAACAAACATTAAGTATATACGGGGCTCATGATTGTAGTGCGGTATATATAGATAAAAATGAAGATCTAAAAATATTAGAATATGAGCGTTTAGTTAAAAAGCGTTATGCTGCGTTTTCAGATAAATTAGACACAAGAGAAGGTATAGGCTCTAACTTAGAAGAACGAAAAAAATTTTTAAATTATATTAAAGAAACATGTTATCATATCACAAAAGTACTACATAATGAAATTTCAAATACTGATATAGAGTTAATTAAAGATTTTTTTCCAGATGCGACTTTTTTTAAAAAAGACCACCATTTTTCTCATGCAATCTGTGGTTATAGACTATCCGGTTTCAAAGAAGCAATAATACTATCTATTGACGGTGGCGGTATAGATAGTAATGAAACTGTTTACACTAGAGTCTATCACGCTAAAGATAATGATATTAAAACTGTTGAGACTTATAATATTAATTTAGGGGTACCTTACAGTTTTATAGCTAGTCCAATCTCTGAAATCAAACCTGGGCCCGACGACAGGTATCATTCTCTTGTATATGCAGGTAAAGTAATGGGATTATGCGCATATGGTCAAATAAAAAATGAATGGATAGAGCCGCTTAAAAAATTCTATATAACTAATAATAGTTCAAAGCTGGGACGAGATATCAATCTTAATCTGTCTTATAATGCTCTGTCTGGGCAATCTGGTTATGATTTAGCTGCAACTTCTCAAAAAGTGTTTGAAGAATATGTGCATGCTTTGCTAACTTCTGTGCTTAATCGATTTAATCATGATATAATTTTAGTAGGTGGTTGTGCATTAAACGTACTTTCAAACCAAAAAATTTATTCATGGCTTAAAAATAATAAGCCAAATATTAAGCTTTATGTACCGCCCAACCCGAACGACTGCGGACTCGCTTTAGGTCAATTTTTAACTGATCACCCAGAAGCAGTAAAGAAAGCTAATACATATTGCGGTTGGGATATTTTAGATAAAGATAAGTTTACTAACTATATAGAAGAGCGTAAAGCAACACCAGTAACTATTACAGAGATAGTAAATTTAATTAAATCAGGTAAAATTATTGGTATTATTGATGGTTGTTCAGAGGTCGGACCGCGAGCGCTAGGCAATAGAAGTATTATTTGTGACCCTACTCTTTCTGATATGAAAGATGTGCTTAATTTAAAAGTAAAGTTTAGAGAATGGTATAGGCCTTTCGCGCCGGTATGTAGGCTTGAAGATAAAGATTTATACTTTGAAGAAGCACCAGAAGCAGTTTATATGAGCTATGCTCCGAAAGTAAAAGAAGAATACAGAAACGTACTAAAAGCAATAACCCATATAGATAACACTTCAAGACTACAAACAGTCACGGAAAAACAACACAAGTTATTTTACAATATATTAACTGAATTAAAAAACCGCAATCAAATAGCGGTAATATTAAATACTTCTTTTAATATTAGAGGAAAACCCATACTGACCACATTACAAGATGCTTTGTATGTATTAGACAATACGCAACTTGATTATGTTACTTCAAATGGATTTTTATTTAAAAAACAATTATGAAAATTGGAGCTGCAATTATAGCCTGTGATAGAGTAGACTTTACAGAGCAATGTATAGACAGTATACTTGCTAATAAACAAGATTTAAATGAACTACTAGTTATTAATGACGGCTTACCGTGGTATTGCAATAAAAATATAGAAATTAAACAAAATTTACCTTCTTATCAAACCGTAGGTGTTGCTAAAAATAACGGTATAAAAGAATTAATAAATAGAGGTTGTGATCATATATTTCTTATAGAAAATGATATGATTATTAAATCTTCTTCTATTTTTAAAAAATATATAGAAACTGCTAAAGCTACAGGTATAACTCATTTAAACTTTGGCTATCATGGGCCGGCTAATAGAACTAGAGACTACTCTAAGCCTAATCCACGCTATATAGTAGAGTATCCAAAAAATATAAAAGTCGCTTTAAATACACATTCGGTAGGAGCTTTTTCATATTTTGATAAACGCTTTATCGAGGAAGTGGGTATACACGATACATATTTCAAAAATGCCTGGGAGCATGTTGAGCTTTGTCAGCGCGGTATTAAGAAAGGTTTATTACCTGCTTTTTGGTGGTTTCCAGATGTAGAAGGTAGTAGCGACTTAATAGAGGAAATACCTCTTTCCATTCAAAAAAGTTCTATTACACATACTGAGGAATGGACAGCAAATATGAAAAAAGGCGCTGAATATTATAAAAAACAACACGGTTGGATACCCATTCATACTCCAGACACTTCCCTTGATACAGTATTAAACAATCTTAAAATTATTTATAAAAAATACAAAAGTGTGTAACAGTATGATTAAAATACCTCTTAAAGATAAAACTTTCGGTCACT